TACACCGTTGGCCCAAATCCAACCAAGAACGTCATTTAGTGTGAGGTCTTCATAGAAGATGAAGTCCGTCTTGCTCACCACAGGGAATGAGCAAGTGCTGTAGACCCGACCTGTGTAAGTGCCATCAGTGCCTGTGCATTGCCAATGTGCTGTGATTACATAGTTTGCACCTTCCGGGGTTTGTGGGATGCAGTTCAGTGCGGAGATTGTCCATTGGTAACTGATCATAGTTGGGTTCCTTTATGGTTCAATAAATTCTTGCACAGCATCAAGACCAAAATGGTCGTTAACAAACTTGAGTAAACGCTCTACGTCAATCCGTAGCACTTTGCCGCTAGGCGTATGCTTGGAATGGAAAATCCATTCGTTGGTTTTGGTATCGTGCGGAGAGAGCAACGTGGCGTTACCCGCCGCATCCATCACTCGTGCTTCCCCTGCGGTTGAGTAAAACGACACACCGTTGGCAAGCGTTCCCACCGGAGCAGTGCCGTCGAAGATGTCAAGGCGATTTGTTCCAGCAGTGGTTGCTCGTGCAGCAGTGCCACCAATCATTACGCTGTTGCCAGACGATGTTTGAAAATCCCCCCCGCTGGTGATACGGGCGCGTTCGTTTCCACTTGTTCCAAAAATTAAATTGCCTGCCTCATAGTTGAACAGGTAGCCATCAAGCGATATCTGCCCAATAACGGTGCCATCTCCTCCAGCAGCGCCAGATTCACCTGTAGTTGCATGAAATAGCGACCATTCGCCACTTCCTGCATGAAGATGAACCGTTTTTCCTGTGCTGTTTAATGTGGGAGAAGTAGTACCAACACCTAAACTGCCATTTGAGGCCAGCGTCATCGCCTGCGTGAAGGTGATAGCGTTTCCTGCTGTGCCGGAGGGGGCTAATTGCCACTCAAAGGAATTTGAATTAACAATAAAGCGCGAGGCCGCTTTACTATATTTGTAAATATAATTGCTGCCGTTATAGAAAGTATTTGTGTTAAGGCTTACAACACTGTTGTTTGTTTGAAATCCAACAGAACTCTGCCACTGATTGCTGGCGCTGCCACTTTCAAACGCAATAAACGAAGACCCCCAAGCACTCGGCGTCACCCCAAGGCCGAGGTTGCCGGAGGAGTCGAAAGTGGCTCTGCGTGCTCCTCCAGTAACGATTTGCACCGTTCCAGAACCACCATATGGGCCAATCGCAACATCGTTGGTTGCGGAATACAGCCATGCAGTGTTTGCGCCAACGCCGTAGTTGTTGTAAGCAGACCCTGTAATCAGAATTGTGCCTTCGTAGGAGCCAGTCGTAACACCTGCTCCAGCCGCACCGCCCGATGCCGGAGCAACACGAACATCCAGCTTATAAGACGGCGAACTCGTCCCAATCCCCAGCCCTGTGCTGGTGAGGCGCATTTGTTCGGCAGAGTTGATCGTGAACAGAATTGGCTGATTTGCTAATGTTGCAATATCAAGCAAATATGCAGACGATAAAACACGCGAATATGAAATGTCTGGCCGAGATTGCAGTTCAGCGTAATTGCTACTTGTCGTTGCCTTAAAAGAAGTAATTCCGGTTGTTCCATTTGCGAGAAATGAACCGTTCCCCGTAGAAAGATTAGTCCCATCAAACGTCAGCGCACTACCGCTCGTCGCCACTTTGGAGCCGTTGAGGTACAGGACACCGTTTGCAGTTCCTCCGGAGAGCGTCAGGTTTCCACCCATCGTAAGCGCTCCAACACCGGCCACATCCCCCGTAGAGTCAGCGATGGTCACTACGCTGTTTTGCACTAACTTACCTGTCGTGCCGTCAAACCTGACTACTGCATTGTCTGTAGCACTTGCTGGGCCTACGACATCACCGCTAGCCCCGGCAGAAGAGGCAAGAAGCTTGACCGTTCCTCCCGAGTTTTTAAAGTACAGCTTTTCATCGTTCGTGTTAATCGCCAACTCGCCATCAGAAAGATTTCCTGATGTAGGAACTTGCGATGCCGTGGTGCTTCTATAAAGCTGGATAGGGGTAAAGTTTGTGGCTGGCATTAGAATGTACCTCCGTCAATCACTGCCCACTCAGGAGCCGAAGCACCAGCACGAAGAACATAACCTTGAATTCCTAGTGCTAATGTTGATGTTGTTGCTGCGCCTGTTTGATACACCAAGGAGCCTGCAGCACCTCCTGCTACATTGGTTGCGGTTGTTGCGGTTGCTGCATTGCCCGAAGTGTTTTGATTGAGCGTCGGCACATCGCTTACGGCAATCGCTCGAAAGGTTGGTGTACCCGTTGAGGATACTGGTCCCGCAAAAAAGTATGCTTGGTTTGCATTTGCCCAAGCACCTGTAAGCGTGCCTGACCCCGTAACTGGACTATTGGTTACTGTGAATTCACCCGGCAAAGAAAGACCTACCGAGGTCACGGTGCCACCAGGATTGCTCGAAGCAATAGTGATGGATCCAGCAGCATTGGTAATCGTGACGTTACTTCCTGCCGTTAACGTCGCCTTGGTCAGCGTATTGCCCGTGCTGTTGCCAATCAATAACTCACCGTTGGTGTAGCTTGTTTGACCTGTGCCGCCTGAGGTCACAGGCAAAGTGCCGGTTGTTGCATTGGCCTGTGCAAGATTTACTGCACCGAAATCTACCGTACTGCCACTCCTGCGCAGCACCTGATGATCGGATGCGGCTGCAATATCTGATACGTTGCCTGTGGAGTTTGCTGAACGTCCAATCACGGAAAGCCCAGAAGATTGCCGCAACAATGCATCCGTGATGCCATTGGTGGCAACGCTGATCGTACCCGTTGATGTGATTGGATTGGGTGAACTCGTCAGGCCCGTACTTGCGGTTACAGAAGAAACACCTAAGCCCGCAGGGATAGCGCCCCATGTGCCACTAAAGTATCCCTCAAAAATTCCAAGTGAATTGTTGTACCGGAACGTGCCGTTTGTCGGGGACCCTGAGCGTTGTGCCGTACTTCCTTGAGGAACGACCACTCCTTCTGTGCCCGGTAAGACGGGGTTATCGGCCAAACCAATCGTCGGGTTCGAAGGCCCTGTACCATCTGCGACATCGATTTCTCCCGCAGTGCCCAACAATTGAAGAGTGGCTATACCGCCTCCAGCGGTACGACCAAGCAAAAAAGTACCCGAAGAATTTTGCAACGCCAAAACCACGCCATCCAGGTTGATCGTTGGGTTGCCGGCCGCCCCGCTGGCATTACTCACCGCTAAACCGCCGCCAACCGCAATCGAACGATTGGTAACCGTGTTGCTGCCGGTCTTGGCAAGTAGCCCAGCCCCAGAAGTATCAAGCGTCTGCAGCGGAGTAGACAAGCTCAATGCTAAAGTGGATTGCGCCCCGTTGTCGGTAATACCAATTCCCGATCCGGTTGAGGTCAGATACCTTGAATTATTGAGCGTAGGCTCATTGTTGACGGTCAAAAAAGTTTGCGTTAACGAAGGCGAACCCGCAATCGCGCCAGTGGTCGTGCGAACCGTTTGGCCATTCTGCACAATCGGCACAAGCTCCGATCCTGTAATTGCTCCAGCGGCGTTTAATTGTGTGATGGTTTGATTGGCCATTACAATGCAATTCCGTCAAGGTTGCCGTTATTCTCGGGTGTTTGCGTATTACCCTCAGTTGACAAAATAGTTTGATTTAATCCGTTGGTGAGCAGATTGTTGGGATCAAGCGCTACCGAAACGTCAGGGCGCGGAAACCGCAAATTAATCCGTTCAGTCTGGCGAGCAGGCAAACGATACGGATCTTTTTTGTCTGCACACCCACGATCACAAACCCTAAGACCTGGGAAATTAATGTCCGGCTGCAAAGATACATAAGCGCGTTTCATCTTGCAGCGATCACATACGGCAATCGCCAAGCTGGACAAACCCCGTGTGTTTAAAAAACGCGGCATTATGCTGTATACACAGAAGTATTTATTGAAAAATAAATAGGCGAACGATCCCGCTCTTCTTGTTCGGCTTGATTTTTATATTTTTCAGCCTGTCCCTCTAAATACTGAATGCGATTCAGATCAACCTGGGGCAATTCTTGAGCCAACTGATGCGCCAGCATGGCTAAAATGGCCATGTACCAACGCTGCGGAATCTGCAATTCATCAGTTAAATCGCCCACGTCCATGATCTGTTTTGAATACCAAACGGTTATTTGTACAAAAGGATCAGAAGGCACAGGCCACAAATAAATTTCAGGTTGCGGAATTGTTCGGTTAAACCAAAACTGATACGGCTGATTGGCTGTAAAGTTTTTGTTGGGCAAGTTGGTGTAATCGTCCCGGTTGAGGCGCGACATGGTAATTTCACGGCTGTTATTGCCCACATACCATTCGCGCAAAGCTAACGTAGTACCGCCCGAAGCTCGAATGCGGTAATACTGCACACTTTGCCCCGGATCAATGTCGTACCACAACCACTGGTTATCGGTAACCGTTACGGTTCCAATGTTTTCTAGCGTATTCCAGGTTGAATTGTCGGTTGAGTATTCAAGCGTCAACGTCCAGGTGGCACTACCGCCGCCCGCAACATAAGGCAACACTCCAATCGACCCTGCATAGATCGGGTTGTCAGTTCCAAAATTAACGGAAATGTTGCCGTTTGCGCTGGTTTGCTGACAGATGGTGTCTACATCATTGTCAGCAACATTGCCCACCACGCCGCCGGCCGAGGTGGCATACGTCCCGCTGGGACGACTCATAGTGCGGTAAAGCGCATTGAGCACATCATTTGCGCCAACCGGAAGCGTATAAATGTATTTGTTGGGCGTAAGTCCAATGACCTCTTTGTGAATCGCCCAATATTGAATGCCGACATTGATCAGGCTAGACAACACAAAGCCTAAAGACTGTCGAGCGGTTACTAACTGTTCAGACGTTAGTTCTTCCGCAAGTTTTCCACAACGTCGTGCCGCATGATCAATCAGCACTTGAACATTGTAGACCTGACCGTAAGTGTCGGAAAAGGCCATTTAAAACCCCGAGCAATTCCATCGCCTCATAGACGCCCTAGCCCTCGATCCCTTTTCGCTCTTTTCGGCAATCGGGCGCATTCTAGCACAAAAAGAATCTTTTCTTGACCCACCCTCAGGCTGCGGAGCTTTCAGGTTCGACCCTGTTTCCCGATTGTATTTAGCGCGACCCTTAGCCGTAAGGCCTGCACCTTGAGAAACTGGCAGCTTCTCGCCCCGGCCAACCGAAAGGCTCGGCCCACCTTCTTTAAGTCGTTCAGGAAGTTTCGCATAACCCTTCCCCTTTACATTGGATTGAGTATATTCCCCCGCCACACTTGGCTTAATTCCTACTTTTTTGGCAAATTTGGGATTATTCTCTGCTGCTTTCATGAGCCGAAATTGGGCTTTTGACTTGGCTGGCATGTCACTCTCCCGAGTTCTTGATCAGAACAATATTAAAAAATGCACTGGCTGAATTGTTGTTATTTGATCCAATTGCAGTGGCCCCCACACAATTCTTTTCTGGAATCACATAAGGCGGATCAAAGTCATAAGCCACGGAGCCATTGTTGAGAGTTGTTACCGCGCCTACACGGATGATGCCATCAGGACCATGCTGCTTTAGAAAGGCTGTGACCGAGGTTGATCCAGACACTTGGCCAGTAGTAATGATGCCTTTGACCATATACCCGGTATAACCAGCAGGCACACAATAATGTGCAGTCGTGCGGTTGTTATAGCCGGTGTTGATGATGTCATAGACTGTTGCCGGAACACCCGCAGTGACTACGCCCGTACCAGCATAAATAACACCTGCGTTAGCACCGTTTGATCCTACTGTCACAACGTAGAAGCTGTTGACGTACAGGTATGAGTTGGTAGTGTTAACCGCCGTTTGGCCATTCATCGTGATGGTTTCACTCACCACGTTGTAGTCGCCATCCAAACCCGCGATAAATACGGTTCTTGCGCCTGTGCCTACAGGGTTGCCGTCATCGTTATTGTTTGTTGAACTAATCTTTAGAACCGACGCGGCAGAGGGATGGGGAACTGTGCCGCCATCAGGCCAAATAGATTCCTCTGTTTGGTCAATGTCAGCGTTATATCCAAAGATTAAAACGTCAGAATGACCTTGGATTTGGCCACGAGCCACTTGTAGCCCAAAAGGCTCAAACGCCCCTTGGCGAGTAATCGATGAAATTATCGTGGTCATATCAAACCTTAAAAGTAAAGCAGGGGCCGAAGCCCCTGCATTTAGCACGCGCCGCCTGCTCGCTTTTTAATGGGTGGAGAAACAGTCACCGATTTCTCGGTTTCTGTTACAGAGCCTGAACCCCTGAGTTTGTCTCGAGCTTTGCTGCCAAGCTCGCGAATTATGCTCAAAGGATTCATGGCATCTTCCAAATCCCGCGCTGCTTTGGCCGCAGTATCAACCGGATCTTTAAGCGATTTGACGGTTTTGCCATCTCTCGCATAATTTGCATCCGGTCCTGCAGCGCCGCCCTCGTTATAGACTCTTCCTCCTTTTTTGAAGGTCCCCGATTGGCGGTCGTTGGAAACAGGCTTGCTCGCGGGTTTTTTGGGCATCGCTACGGGTTTGCCTGAATCAACAAGCCCCCCCGTAGCGTAGGCTTTTTTTGGGGCACCGCCTTTCTTGTACCCCCCTTGGCCCATCACCACACCACCAGTGTTGTACCCGCCAGGCTTGCCCTCTACTACTCCGCCCGTAGCCATCCCGTGCATCTTGGTTTTGACGTACTTTTCAGCACCTTTAGCCGAGTCTTTAACGGGAAGAATGCCTGACTTGGGCACCATGCCGCCCTTTTTGTACCCACCTTGCCCCATGGCCACACCGCCAGTTTTAAGACCTTTGTGGGCCTTGCTAGCGGGCATGTTGGCATGCTTTTTGAGCGTCATGCCGCCTTTTTTCATGACCATGGGTTCTTGAGGCATAGCAGCGGGAGAAATCATTGGAGCACCGCCAGACATAGCACCTGGCGCTCCCATGCCCGCCAAGGCAGGCATAGGACGACGACGCAAGCGTTGCGCCAAAGGAATGCGCCCAGCCCCTACAGGCCCCGGAGGCATACCGGCGGGCATGCCCGGAGGCACCCCGCCCATCTGCATCTTTACTGCACCTTTCTTGACCTGACCGCCTTTTTTGAGCTTTAGCTCAACAGAAGGCTCGGTGGTCATCATTTTCGTCATTGGCTTAAACTGACCCATGACCACCTCCTATTAAGTTGGGTTAACAGCAATACCCGTTGTAGCAGCCGTAGGTGTACCGCCATCGATATAGATTTGACCTCGAGTGGTCGCATCTGTACCGAATTCGGTAATACCCACCAGAGTTGCATCTTTCATCAACAACAAGCCCCCGGCGGATGCCGGCAGCGTTGACAACCCATTCATTGTAGTTGAAGTAGATTGTACGTTGTTAACGAACGAGCAGCCTTGGAACAACTGCCAACGGTCAATGCCCGAAGCGGCTGAAACCAGAATGCCTAACGGTGTGGCTGCTGAGGTCTGGAAAGGAAACACGCACTGCAAAAACGAATTCCGCGCCGTGCCACCCGCAAACTCCAACGTCGCATTAGCCACAGTACGCGTTACAGTGTCTCCGCCTAAAACACACTGGTAGAACGTATGCTCACCACCGCCGTTGAGTTTAAGACTGCGCGAATCAACACCTATAGCCGATGCAGTATCAGCAATTCCGTAAATATTGACATTGCTGTATGCATTGCGATTACCAGAGTCGGTCCATGCAATCATTCCGTTGACGCCTGTCGAAAACCCACAGAACACCGAAATGTTTGCAAAATAACAACCCGAAGCCGTCACGTTCACAAACGCAGTGCTGTTAAACGTCGTTTGCGTGTAGGTGCCGCTTGGAGGCGCAATGCGGGCACGTTGAGCCACTGCGGTGGGAGAACAAACACCTACAAGATGTGTAGCGTCTTTGTTCCAATTCAACGTGCCGTTTGTTGCTGAGGATGTAATGCTCTGGGCCAATGCAGTAGACAAGCGAGCCGAACCGCTAGCTGCTCCGTTACCAATCAACACCACCACATCGTTGTTGCCCGATGTGCATTTGGCCAAAGCGCCGTAGAGAGTTTTCAAAGGCAGTTCCACACTACCCTCGTTACCATCTGCGCCATTCACCGGATCTACAAAAAAGTAGTTTCCGGTGAATGGTAGGCCGCCGATAGTACCGAGAACTGGAACTCCGAAGCTAGTAATCCCGTTAGGGAAGTTAGTCAGAGCCATGAGATTTCCCCTTTATACGCCAGGCGTACCGTAAAGTGCCCTTGGATCGGTGAATCCAACGTCATAACGCTCGGTAGCTTTGTAGCGCATGGTGTCGGTTTCAAAATCCCCCTCCATCGTCTTTTCCAGACGGCGGCGCATGAGCAGTTTCATGCCCTCTGGCGCATCGGTCTGCACCCACCATGCGGTGGCTGAAGTCAGACGCGAAAGAACGGCCGCACCCTCATCGAGCAAGCCAATCGACTTGATCGGGTTGATGTCGTTGTTGGCCTGACCTGCACGAAGCACCGACTTGAGCAGCACTTCAGCCTGGAAGATGTTACCCGGGGCAACCACCAACTGGCGGGGCACAAGGCGGATCTTCTTGCCGTTGTTGTCCACAGCCTGACGAATCTGAATGAGCATCTGCTCAAGCGAGGTCTGGCTGAGAACCGCTGCGGTCGTCAAAAGATTGCTGAAGGTTCCAGTTACGATGGGGTGCGAAGCGCTGTTCAACGCCACACCATCACCACCGGCGTACTGACCGCCCGTGAAGGCATTGTTCAGCACGTTGGCGCACAGGGTTTCCTTGGTTTCAATCAAGGACTGTGCAAGGTGACGGGCATACACCTGACCGATACGGATGTGGTCGCCGTCCTCCACAAGCACCTTGGTCAGGGCAAAGGCCAACCCATAAACCGAGTACACATAGCGCTTGAGGAAGAGCACGCCGCCCTGCTGATAGGTCACCGGGGTGCCATCAGGCAGTTGCGGTGCGGCTCCAAAGCCGTAAAGAACCGGCTCTTCGTGGTAGTTACGGGGAATGCCTTCTTGCTCGCGGAAAACTCGCGACCATTCGTCGGCACGCTGATCATAGACTCCGTCGAAACACTCGTTGAGGATCGGCTCAACAATGCTCCGAAAGTCCGTACTGCGCATTGGCATTGCCATAATAGCCTCCTATCAAGTGTTAACAGCAACAGGGTAAATCGTTGCAGCACCAGTTCCAATACCCTGGTATTGCAGCTCAGTCGCCTGTACACGAACAATGGTATACGCATCGCCCCAGTCGTTGCCGGGATAAGGCGCAATATCCACCACCCGGAACTGCTTGCTGTTGTTTGCACTAGCAGCCGAAGTATCCAGAGTCATAGCGGACAATCCAGTGGTGGTTGAGCCGTTATTAACGTTAGACACATCGAAAGAAGCCGCAAACGATGTAAGCTGAGCGAGCGACCCCGAAGCCTGGATTTCGTACACAATTGCCGGATCATTCCAGATGTACGCAATGAGCGATCCGGTTTGATACGCAGTGCTTGCAGGCCAGGTATTAGACACGCGCCGACGCCCGGTCGTATCGGTCCACTCTACCCCGTTAAACACCCCGAAAAAAGGATCGGAGGCCGTACCCCGAATAATGTATCCGGTGGCTGGGTCCAACTTGACAATCTGCCCTTTGAACAGATCCGTGCTGTAACCCGATTCAATAACATTTGCGAGTGCGGCGGCGCGATCCAAACCAGAAGGGTGAAACACAGGCCGCAGACCAAATGGCGCACTAGTAGCAGACATTTTGGTTCCTTTCAGCCCTCAAAAACGGGGGCCTGATTAAATTGACGATCAAGATTGTCGATACCTTGGCCTTCAGGCGATAGCAGCGTCTTCCCCGACGAGTCGCGAGCATGAAGATTGTCAACCTGAACTTTAATCTTTTCTGCCTCTTCTCGCGGTTTAGTCCAATGCAACCTGGTCATGACTTTCTGATAAACATCCATCGGAAGTTTGAACAAGAGCATTTCGTTGCAGCTAATATGACCAACATGTTCGCCCGACTTTACGCGATAATTTTCAAACCCAGGCAACTCATCGGCAAGAACCGGAACGTACCCTAGTCGAATTCGCTTATCAATCGTGTCGTAAGTGTTGGTTGTCGAAAGCCAGCAAAGGTGCCACCCTGAAATGAGCGGAACTTTTGGTAGTGCTGATTGCGTCCACTCGTCACTCCACATCTGGTCGATGTCCTGTGTACTCGCGAACTCTAAAGATTTGCGGTCGCTGTCCTCGCTTGCGCGAGTTTCTCTGCCACCCGCAAGTAAAGCTTTTTTAAGTCTTGAATCCATTTCAATACCCCTTAGCATCGTTGTATTTGCGAGATTCCTGTGCATAACGTTTAATCATCTTGTTACGCTTTTCAGGATCATCCCACATACCAGCTTCTTTCATGGCGCGGACTTGCTCGGCAGAAAGCGTAAAACTTCTGCGATCACCAGAGTACGACTCACGTCCTGCGCTTGTTTGCATGCTTCGAGGTCTTGAGGTTGAGTTGGAAGATTTCTTATTATACCTATGCGGCAAATATTTTTGCAACCGATCATCAAGCTCATCCCAATATTCATCGGTTCTAGGATCAAAACCTTCTTGGGTTATGGCCTCATCGATCTGTTTTGCAATTTTTGAGTCTGTATCTTTAGCATCTGGGTCATACCATGTGTTGCGCTTTAGCCACTCTTGGGTTTGAATGACAATTTTTTGATCAATAGGAGGTTGTTTTTCTTGCGTTGCAAATTGACGAAGCTTTTTTAGCGCGTCTATTTTTTTTTGCGAATCAAACCACATTTCTTGTGCTTTGGTCAAGGCCTCCCCATCATTTGATGATGCTGCTTCAGAAACTTTGATTTTTGCATATTGCATTCTCAAATTTTCGTCTTGCAAAGCACGATCAACTTTTTCTACATCATTGGCATGAGAACGCTTTTCAATTGCCGCAAGACGTTGAACAAGTTCGTCATTTTGCTTTTGCAAAAGATTTAGTCTTTGATCTTTTTCAGCAGAAGTTTGCCGCATCAGTTCGCGTTTGGCACGCCTGCGAGCGCGTTTTGCATCACGCAAAGCCTCATCTGAATCCGCTTCGCCGCCCTCTGCCAAAGAAACAGCTTCATCTTGGTTTGGCGCAAGCTCTTCGGGTATTTCAACTTCTGCCGAACCGTCTTTCAGTTCTTCAACATCAATAACGTCATCATCGACGTTTGCCGGTTTAGTGCTCATAGGAATGCCCTTGTTTCAAGTGGATTGCCAGTAATAAGCGCAATAACTTCATGATCATTGATGATCATAAAAAGCGCCGGATCTTCATTCGGATCTTCGTCGGGAACCTTGACTTCCCAGCGATCTCCGCCCCATTTGGGCACTCGAACGTAATCCCCTACTTTGCACCACGAGCCTTCAGGCCACGGATTCATGGAGTCACGATGCCGGAAGGCCAAAGGTCCAATCTCAATGACCTTGCCTACCTGCGTGTTCCATTTTTCGGTTTCTTTGGTTTCGGCCACCAGGACAATGCCGGCTTTCGTGGTCTTCTTTTTTGACCGACGAATTTGCACCATCACACGACCACCAACAGGCTTTGCACCAGGGTCTACGCTCGGAAACGCCCAAGCCAACTCAGCGTCGTTAAACGCTTCTGGTTCATTCAAAATCATCTTTTTCCCTCAAAATATCGTCAATAACCTGCAGAACATGCTGCAGACCTAAATATTCCCCAACCATGCGTTGATATAACTCAAACGTTTCAGCGCGTCCAGCAGCTAAAGAATTGGCAATTTGAGATTGCCTTTCCTTAATTGCGCCAATAATTTGAGAGATCATTTTTGTTTTTTGTATACTTTTGGCTTTGGAGCGGTTTGGTTCGGTTGTTTTGATTTCAAACTTGTACCATCCAAAGCAGCGCCCATTGCTATGCGCTTGCGATACGGCACAGTTTCAAGATTTTTTAGATTGTCATTCATACTGTTGAACCTCCTAAGTTAAGTTGCGCCTGATCTTGCAGGCGGATTGCAGTGTCGTACTGCTCAAGGCGAAGTTTTTCGTCTTCTTGCATCAAACGACCCACTTCGACATTCTCTTTTATGAGATTTTCGCTGGTTTTTAACGCCACGTCAATTTGATCACGCGAGGCCGCACGTTCATCTTCAACTAACAGTTTTTCGGCGGCTAATTGCATTTGATTTTCAGCTTGCGTTTGTTTCAATTGCAACTCTGCAGCGGAAGTTTGAGCGTTTTGCTGCAATTGCTGCGATTTAAGTTGCATTTCAGCCGCGTCACGTTGTGCTCGGCGCTGTGTTTCTGCAAGAGAAGTTTCCTTAATGACTTGGGACTCCGGGGGCAGCTTCGAAGGCGGCGTCAACTGCTGCATGGCTTGCAACAACTGGCCGATAAGAGGCGTTATTTTCTCAAAAGCCTCGCGACTGTCTTGCATGACGTGTTGCGAAACCAGTGCAAACGTCTTGTCTATCTCTTTTGTGAGATTTTTGTTTTTGTATTCTTTTTCATCAATAGGATCGCCACGCAACTTGCTCACATAACTCTGGCTGCGGTTCAAATACCAAAGAATCATGTGTTGTTTAAGATGCTCCAACATGCGAGGCAGGTAAATGCTGGCCATGATTGGATTGCCGCCATAAGATGGATTTAAACCAAAATCAAGATGGCATTGAATATGGGCTAAATGATCTTGGTGAATGTAGGCGTAACCGTTTTGCCCCAGGCACATGGCTACATTTTCGTCTACGGCGTTTAATTCGTTTGGATTTGGCGTATTTTTCAACAATTCATTCAAAGCAGGAACTTTGATTTGCTTTAAAAATCGTTCTTCTATTGCGCGTCGATCATACAAGTCGGGAGCTTTGTCGGCGCGAGCCATTACAGCTTGAATTTGAGCCATCCGCTGCGTTTCGGAAAATATGTGCGGATCAGAAACCGGCACCACGTCCGACAGGCGTTTAAAATCAGCCTCGGCTACCTCCAAATCTACCACCAGTTCGCCCTTGCGCATGTCGGAGAGGTACCAACGGTTTAACCGCTGCAGAATTTTCAACACCCTTGACTGCGAAACATGCAACCGAGCATGTATAGCCGAAAACACCGCAGCACCCTGTTCAATAAGCGCCTGCGTAGTGCCAACCGGGGCTTGCGCAGTGACATCGGCTATTTTCTCCTCAGCCGTAGTGACTACGCCTTTAGCCGCCGTAGTAAGCCATCCAAGCAATTGAAACAACACTGGCGAAGGAGGATTGAACGGCATAGGCATGGCAATCTTTTTAACGTCATCCACGCCTGGCGCCGCCTCAATCTCAACCACTTGGGTAATGTCCACCTGCTGACTTTGGCCGCTGACCTTTGCGCCCTTAAGTTTAAGCATGGCCGGAGCGTTGCTAAAGTGCGCCGAATCAAGCAGCGCCCGCAAAGTACCCGTCAGCGCTGCAGACAATCCTCCAATCAAATGCGGCAGGCCAATTGCATACGCTCCCCGCCACGGAATAAACTTAAACTCGACCACCCAGTCGAGTTTTGTCATGGTGTCGTCGCCCTCTTCCCAGTTGCGATACAGCCCTACCACCTCGGTTTCGGTGTCGTCGATCATCAAAATGTACGGCGCGGTCTCGCCTTTTGCCCGATCATCGTCTGGAACATCTAACCAGGTGTAAATGTGATACACACGGCGTAGTCCGTCGTCATTTTCGTCAAAATCCCGGCCTTCAATTTTATTATTTGCAGCTTCGGCTTTAGTTGGTTCGGGTTCTAGCGATGCCCGGATGAGGGAAATGTCGCGATACAGCCCGCTATTAATGCGTTGTTTGAATTCCCACTCAGAAATATCATGTACCTCAGCAGCACGCTGCGCGGTGTAAAAGTTTGTAGCCGCAAAAGGTATCAAAACCTTATCAATGGGCAAAAATTCAGCGCACGGACGACGTTTTTTCTCGTCATACCAAAGCTTAAGGTACTGACTGCCGCCCAAGGGCAGTTGAGTAAGCAACTGTTCCTGTTCGTCGCGAAACTCTTCAATCTGCTCGGTTAACTGCCAATTCATCCAGTCGCGTTTACGCTCGGCAATTTTGGTCTTTTTCTCGTCATTCTCGCCCAATATCTTGGTTTTTACCGGGCCGTCCGGGGGAAACATCTCTTTAATGGCGCGGGATGCAAAATCCACACAGGCCTCAGCCATAACCGGATGCACAACCTTGCTGGCACCCATGAACTGCGCCCCGCCGGGAGCGTCTTTGCCCATACCCGTGCGCTTAAGACCTTCTTCGTACTGCTTGTCGCGCTCTTCTCTTGCCCGTTTGTCTTTCTCGAGCAGGTCAATATAACGCAGCGCCAACGCCCCGAGTTCGCTCGGAGCAATTTTTTCAGCCAGGTTTTCATAAAATCCTGGATCTTGCTGCGGGCCTACAGTGTCGGGCAACTCCACCCGTACCGACCCATCGGGAAGCTCCTCCAATTCCGATTCGACCTGCCCTAGCTCGCTCAGATCAACCTCGAAATCGTCCGCCTCGCCGATCATTTCGGCTTCCGGATTCAAATCATCTTCGTCAATGATTGAAGTAGTGCTCATGTGCGTATCTTACACCGTTCGAAGTATGTCGAATAGATTCATGCCGGTCATGTCTAAACTTGATTTTACGGCGCCGCCTTTCTTTTTAACGTCCAGTATGGTCAAAGCTTCCTCCTCACCAGGGAAGACGACGAAGTTGGATGTGCCTTTGCCCACGCCACGAGATCCCTGGTCGAGGTAGCGGATGCCGGGGATGCCTGCTTGGCGAAGACGTTCTGATGCATAAATCTGATCATCTTTCTGATTTAGTGGTAGTTTTACAGGCGCTCCAAAAGAAGCGCGTTTATAAATTTCTTTGCCACGCATTCCGCTAATTAACCAATCATCTGCGCCAACAATGCCAGCATCTTGTAACGACTTACGAACTTCAGGAGTTTGTTGACTCAACGGCTTATCCCAATCAAGCATCTTGGCTATTTTTTCATCGGGAAGATCGACGGTATAGAGGGAGCCTTTATTTTTTCGTAGGTTTTGAAACGAATTTATAGCTGCTTCATAAGCAGGCTCTAAATTTTTAGGAACTTGATGTCTAAGCAAAAATGACCTTGACACACGACCTTTATCGACCCAATCTTGGATCTGACTAGCGATTTGACCTGCGCGGTCTGGATGCGCCACGCCCGCATTTTGCACAGCCTCAACTGCCTGTTGCCACGCTGAACCACTAGTCACAGGTTTACCTGTTACCGCATCCAAATAATTTGATCCTGACAACCTTGATTGATAACCTTTTCCAGTTCCAAGTGCTTCAGCAAAATACAGCCCGTGGCCAAATGCCTGCGCCCCTTCACCCGTGCCAATCTTGCTTGCATCAAACTTACTGAACCTGTGCGGTGACCCGTGATACACCGTCAGAGGACTCACGCCCATCATCTGCCCAGCCTTGGCCGCTGCCGCGCTGGCGGCGAACGGCGTCATGGCTCCGAACATCTGCCCCGCCACGCTCGCCTGCTCGCCAATGTCCCGCGCTGTCTGCATTCCAGCAGCCTCGGGGTCCATAACTGAAAACCGCCTCGGAGCGCCCGTAAACCCCCCCAGAAATTCGCCAATCGTCGATGGCTGGCCATAGCCCTTCAGGCTACTCACGCCGCGCTTGTCACCCTCCGATCGATTTAAAGCGGCAAGCGGTGAGATTTTATTATTGGCCATTTAAATCAGTATTTAGTGTACAAACTTTAAAATAATCCAAATACTCAGCAAATGAATCAAACGATTTAAACCACTTGCTAGATTTAATGATACGCGCCATTCTGAAAAACAGCGATTCTGTATTGAAAGCAGATGCGTTCTCTACGGTTGAAAGAAGGCAGAACTCGGCGAGCATTTGAAACGTCGACTCTTCAGTGCGCTTGTGTTTGTGGTCAGGCAGGTTATCCTCACGCGGTTTGGACAATACCACAGTCTGCGGGCGCAACCACAGATAGTTATTTACCGCATAAACATCATCCGATAGCAGCGCAACCCTTTCGGGTTGAGTTTCAACAAAAGCCCGCAGCTTGTCAAGCTCCCAGAGGCGGTCAGTGCCGCGAACATGCACAACAGGCAACCCCTGAGATTGATTCAAAAGAAATCTAAATTTCTCATCAACGGCTTTGGCTGTTTCGGGAGTAAACCTCAAGTGATTTTGCAGATCGTTCACGTCCCAACGACGAAACCCCATCCCCGGATGAACTATTATTTTTATGTCAGTATCGGGAAACGTTATGTCAGGCTCTTTAATATCGTAAACCCAAAGCCCCGGATTGACATCGAGCAAATGCTCAAACACTCCTGGATGAACTTGGCCAGAGGAAAAGGCCGGGGCCTTGGAAACGTAGGGCAGGTTGACCAACTGGAAATAATGTTCAAACCCACCAGGCCAAGCAGGGTCTCCCTGCCAATTGACGAACAAAATCCGGTTGCGCGTTCTGGCCAACCAGATGCAGTAACTCAAGCATTGCAGCCGGTCGCCTAGCCCCTCACTCCCGAGCGACACTATATATCTAAAAAGATTGCTATCTTTCATGGATTTAAATTGAATAGGGGTTCACCCTCTCCTGTCCAGCATCGGCATAGTCCTCATCCTCAATCTCCTGCTTGGTCGGGAAGTCTATCCTGATCCAGCCGGCATCACGCAAGTAGCGCAGCGCCTGGGAGAGTGCATCCACATAGTCGTCTCGAGTTGCCTCGGGAAATGAGCACACCTGTGTCAGCATAGTCTCAGCCCAATCGCGAACCTGTCCTGCCCTGGCCAGGCTCTCTGGAATATACACCCTTCCCGCCCGGATGATGTTTGAGACGACATTGAGCCGCTGCACCTTGTCCGCATGGCCAGGATTGTATGCCCGCACCGGAACGTGCGCACGCTGCAGATCCTGGATCAGGACAATCCCCGAGGCTTTGTCCTCAACCAACACCAGATCTACCCGCTTGGCATGCTCGCCCTCGCCGAAGATTGTCTCGTACTCCTCGATGACCTTAGGCTTGAGATCGGGATATTGCAGGCGATCTTCCCAGCAGTCAATGATCAGCACTGACATGGGCGCGTCTTCGGGCTTGAATACTCCAAACGTGATGCTTGCGGTGGGGTCGTTGTATGTTTTCTCAGTGAATGCGCAATCGTAGCTTTGGATAATAAACTCAAACCTGGGCAGTGGTTTCTTAGCCGGCCAGAGTTTAAACCAGTCGCGCTTGACGATTCCCGATTCTTCGGGGTCGATTATTTCGGCATAGATTTCCTGGCGGCCCAGTGACGTGCCCTCATATTGCAGAATTTGCTGCTGGAAATTCTTGCTGAGGTTTGCCAGATTGCTATGGGTTGAGGCGGTGGTCAGCGCCAGGTCGTCGCCATCTCGAGCCAGCAGTTCGAGTATTAATGCCTTGGGTCTTGGTGTGGTGGTAATTAATATTCGTGTTGGCATATCGGGCAGTTTGAGGCGCATGCCGAATTGAATCTGATCCCACGCCTCCTGAATATATTCCCAAGCCGCTAGCTCATCGCACCATCCATAATTGAACTGCGGACCCCGGAAGCGCTCGGGTTCGCTGGCGGGTATTCCCTTAATAAGCGAGCCGTTGATCAGCCGCAATTCATGGAGTGCTTTATTATAATCGGAAACAAGGCATTCTGGTATAACATTAAGTAATCCCGAATCGCCTTCGAAACAGGTGCCGCGCACGTCGGCCGAGGTGGGAGCAGCGACCAGGCCTCTTGTCTTTGGATAATTCCACGCCCACCAGGCGATTTGTTCGGCTGCAGCGCGGGTTTTTCCTGCGCCTCGGCCGGCGAGCAGCATCCAGATACTCCAGTCTCCGGCTGGGATAATCTGGTGTTTATGTGCCCTGGAGAGCCACATCATTCTCCAGGCCCAGGCCGCGGCTTTATCTGCGGGGAGTTTTTTATATTGCTCCCGAATCGCTGGATCTTTGAGCAGCGATTCTAAATCATTCTTCCCCATTTTGGCGCTTGAGTTCCAGGTTTTTCAAAAGCGCGTCGAATATTGCGACATCGGCCTGGATGGCCACGGGATTATCGGAATCTCCGGCCATGGTTACCCGATCACCATAACGCTTTGGATTCCATTTTGCGAGCAGTTTAATTCTCTGTTCCACTCTATTTTTCTGCCACGCCACATAAGCGGGATCGTAGCGCGTTCCATTATCGCTGATTATTTTCTCTGGTTCTTTATCAATAATCTCGAGGCAATCTTCTGCGATTGCTTCCTGTCCCAATTCTCTAGCCTTTGCGATGCGTATCGAAAAATCTTCGTGTTTTATAATCCACTGATAAATAACGGTCCAAATTGGAATATGTGGATCGCGGCATATTTGCCGCAATGGTTCGCCGTCGCTCAGGCGACGAACGATTTCGTCGGCCAGTTCGGGCGTATACCGCGATGGTCTTCCTCTTCCGCGCTTTTCCAAAGTAAAAACCCCCGTTTTTGACGGGGGCCATCTTACACGTTTATTTGTGATTGTCAATCATCATACGAGTCAAACAAGGTATCTTGAAAATGTTTCTCCATTTTGACCACAATTGCCTCTTGGATTTCATCTTCGTCGATGAGGTCTTCATCGCCGTTGAGGAGCTCCCACTCGGCCCAGCCGCCTTCCTCGGGGTAGCAATTCTCTGGTGGGCCGGAGGTGCGGCCCTCGAGGATGGGTTCGTAATGAATTATTGAGACGACTACTGTTTGCTCTTTGAGGTGTAGTGTGAGGTTCATGATGTGTTCCTAAGGTGTGTTTTGGTTAAGAATTAAATTAAGCGCGACGTGGGCGCTCGATAACGGTTTGTTTAACGCCATTGCGTGTGCCGCATTCTTTAACGGTAGCTTTAACTTTAACGGTTTCTCCTTCGATGTAGGTCATTGCGTTGCTTGTGCCGCGATAAATTACAACATTGCGATCAGCATCTTCAAGAATCAATAAAAAAGATACATTGTTGTCATAGTAACCGTAAGACGGGCGCTCGATTTCGATGCATTTTTTTAGTGTCAACTCGACAACAATTTTTTCGCCTACTTCGCCGAGCCAGGTGCGCTGGGCATTCAGGGCGGCCTCTTTTGAGGCCCACTCTGCTTTTTTTGCTGCACGGTCGGCGATCACTCTGCGAACTGCTTCAACCTGCTTTTCCGTCAATTTTCCGTAGGTGTCGTAGGCTTTTGCCAAAGAGCCAAAGAAATTCTCGGAATAGGTGGGACGATCATTGCGATCATCATCAATGATCCGTCCCCAGGCTATTGTTGCCTCGATGATTTCATGATCTTCGTATGTCGACCGGAATGTTTTGCGTGCATTTGCAAGAATTGCACTATTCCTTCCTTTCTCATAGGCCGATTCGTTGCGGATGACTGTTGCTTGTTTCATGATGACCTCCTGTGTTGGTGATTCGGATTACACCATGCATTTTTTGGCTTGTGTGGCCCAACCCCATCATTTCAGACCAGTGGTCAACTACAGCAGACAGGCGGTCATGAGGCAACAGGGGCGGTAAGGAGGTTGCGCACTTCCTGACGTACCTCTTGGCTGACTGCGTAGCCGAGGTCGTCGGGGTCGAGCAGCCGCTGCAGCAGGGCGACCATGGCGCGGTTTTGTTCGGCCAAAAGGAGCAGCGAAAGGTGGATGCCTCTCAAATCCACCAGAAGCTCGTTAATTCGATTTTCGAAGTAGGCCTGTAGGTCATCCCTGCCCAGGCCATTTAAAGCCTCCTGGAGCCCTTCTGACGCGTTTAAACGGGTATTCATGCCCATGCCTCCAAATTTTTCACTAAAAACCCATGCAGCTTCGGCCGATGGTTCCTCAACAGCCTGGCGTCTGCCCCTCGGGAGGTGAGCCGTTGTCCGCGTTTGTCCCAGGACAGCCAGTAGTTCGCCTTGGACTCGACGAAATCCTTGGCGAGCAGCTTGACCGCCAGGTATCTCCCTGCCGGGTCATTGTCCCGCACAAACACGCTCCACTCCGACCCGTACATCTCACGCAGATCGAACAGTTGCTCCCAGTCGTCAGAAACAATCGCGTTACCCCTATACCTCATGTGATTCTCCAAAGTTTTATAACTTTTCTAAAGCTCATGATCATTGTACCCCCTGGTCTCGATCTTTCCTACGCTGTCAACAGCCCCGCATCATGACAGTGGGTCGGGACAAGGACACCCCTTTTTAATATAAGGGGGTGTGTCCCATTGTCCCACCCCCATGTCTATGCCTTGCCCCGAGGACATTTGTCCCACTTTTTCTGTCCTGTCCCGTTTGTCCCAGGGACAACCTGGGACTCTAATTTTCACCCTTTCGGACCATCAGCGTTGCTGCTGTAGCACCATCAGAGACCACCCAGCCCTGTTCGCTTGCAACAATAATTTGAGAGTTTAGTAGGTTGTAAATGAGTCTTCCTTTTTTACTTTCCTGCGCATAAGTTTTTGCTGTTGATTCAGTCAGACCTTCATTTGTTATCAAATATTCAATCAATTTTGTGCGTGACAGATAGGGCATTTTTTCACGACTTTCAGCACCGGCATGCCACCATGCATTTGTGAATTTGCGGATATCTTTCTGGATATCGGATTCTTTTTTTGGTTTTTGCTCAGGCGCATTTTCTTCGATCACAAACACTGCGCCTTTGATTCTTTCACCTTCATCATCAACCCATGCAAGTGGTATACGTTCGAGCTTTCCGTAAATAGGCTTTGGATGCTCGGCATCTTTCATCTTTGTACACACAATTTCAATCGCATCATCATTTTTTGAGACCAGGATTGATGCATCCAAAGAAGCTCTCCATGCGCTTGATCCCCTGGCCCGCGTCTTTGACTCGACTGCATGGCCCGTATGGTGATTCAGACACACAGTAGAACTCAAGGCCCGCGCAACAATCTGACAGGCGCTCAGCATCGTCCGAGTATCGCGAGCGGAATTTTCATCGCCTGCCATGTGGTTGTTGACGGTATCTACAACGATCAACGAAATATCGTGATGCGTTAGCTCCCGGATTGCATTGATGATTTGCGCTGCTGCAGATGGGCTATCCAGATCAATGGCTTTATTTGAGATCAACAACTGATCAAGCTGTTCAACGCTGTGGTGCTGACACCAGGAAGCCACCCGCTGGCGCATTCCAAAGTTTCCCTCGCCGGCCAGATAGGCGACAACCCCCGAGCGTGTTTTGTGACCATGCCAATCCAGCCCTGCAGCCACATGGCACGCAATATCAAGCGTGATGAAGGTTTTGCCGCTGCCCGATTCGCCATAGACCATGCATAGGCCATCAGCCGGAATCCAGTGACGCACCAACCACCGCAAAGGCGCGGGCTGATCAAGGTATGCCGTCGCCCGGGTGAAAAAGTAGGCCTGTGACTGCGCCCGGGCGGCGCTCAGGATCGCCTCTGCGGCGTCAGTTCCAAGTGCCGCATTCGCCGCAACGTCGGCCTCTGGCTCGTACCTGCTGACGCTGCGAACGATCTGCGAGACTTCGGACGATGGAAGAGGGATTTCGCAGCGCGTTTCGTTCGCGATGGCAAGCGCCGCAAGGATTTCTGCCTCGGTCATCCCATGCCGCCGCATGGCTCCAGCCAATGCCGTCAACCCGCTGTTCCTTGCACCCTGAGCGAGCACACCACTCGACGAGACCTGCCGGGCCCCGGGGCCGCGTTTGGCCTGGTAGGCGGCCAACCAGGAGGGCGGCAGCGGAGCGGGCGCTACACCCTCAAAAACATCGCTGCTCGCCTCCCACTGATACGATCTACCGTCGATTGTCGAGGGATAAACCAGGAAATATCGACCGTCTGACAGCAAATCTACGCCGTCTGTCAGCTTACATGACCGCACGTCGGAATGATACTGCGCCAGGAAATGCGCCCCACCGCCCGCGGTGATCTGCATCGCACCATGGTCCAATGGCCCATGTTCGTTGGCCCAGGCAGCCCAGGAATCCTCCCCGCCATTTCGAGGATCAATATCAAAAACAATGAGTTGCGAACATGATCCTGCTGCTATGCCCAGGTTGTAGTTGGGGTTTTGTGTCCACCACCTGGTGATCTGCGCCTGGTCGGTGGTGGCGTCTTTGATTCCGTGCGGCGAAGCCGGCGCTTTGGCATTCGGCAACACCGGCAGGACGTGCCAGCCCCAGGACGCATAGGTGAGTGCCGCCTCAAGCCTTGTCATGCAAAAGTCCCTCAAGATAGTCGCTTAAAGCCTTGATTACACGGTAAGTTGGGTTGGCATCTTTGTTGTCTCGAATGGCAAGAATCGTGTTGATATGCAAGCCACACGCCTCGGCCACTCGCCCTGGCCGACGGTCCTGCAGCCGTCGTCGGATCTCATCTAGTGTCAGCATCTCACGCTCCGTTGAAAAAATTTCACAGACAGGTGTTGACAGGGTATCAAAACCCGGGTACGATTTCAACTGTCGCCCAACCGGATGGTCCGACCGGGTGACTTACAAGGAGATAGACATAAACGAGAAGCTTGCGCAGGAGATCGATGCCGCAATGGCCGCAGCCCGCGCCAGGGGCGGCGCACGCCGCATTAGCAAACGTTCAGAGCTTCGGCTCTGCGACGTGGTGGACAGCTGCGGCGGCCTCCTGACCCCCGAGGGGGAATACGTTGTCCCAGGGGACTGCTGGGATTACAGCGCGGAATGGAACAATCACAGGGAGTTAAGTCGGGGTAGGACCCTGATCAAACTTCCCATTATTTATAAACCGTGGCAGTAGGGCCTCGGCCCCCCATTTTTAGGAGCACACCATGTCCAATAATTTTCTTGCTAGTGTTTTCATGCGCGACGAATGGGTCGCTGCAGCGAAAGAGGATGATTTTATCGATCTGCAGCCACTCGATGCAGTTTTCTGGATACCAGCAGGTGCATCGTTTTGGTTTGAATCGCCTCCGCTGAAAGGCTGGGCGGCAGGACAAATGGTTCCCCGTCATGAAATGTTTTTCGAAAAGGAGATTTTGTGAAAATCAGACGCACCACTGAAATTGCCTCTTCCGGCGTCAAACTGCTTGTCTACGGACAAGCAGGCGCCGGCAAGACCACCCTCATACGAACCTTACCCACCCCTCTTGTGCTGAGTGCAGAGGGAGGACTGCTCAGCATTCAGGATGCCGATCTTCCTTTCGTTGAAATTACTGATATTGGAACGCTGCGCGAAACGTATTCATGGCTGTTGCAATCCGA